TACAATGATTAAAGAACCTGTTGAAAAATTAGGTATGGATAGGAATTTATGGGTATGGGAACAACCTGATTATACAAAAGATTATATAGTGGTTGCTGATGTGGCTCGTGGTGATGGAACAGACTTTTCAGCTTGTCAAGTATTTGAAGTTGAAGATATGGAACAAGTCGCAGAATATAAAGGACAATTATCTACCACAGATTATGGAAACTTTTTAATAGAATTAGCAACTAAATATAATGATGCGTTATTAGTAGTTGAGAATAATAACATTGGTTGGGCTACACTACAAACAATTATAGATAGACAATATAAAAATTTATTTTATATGTCAAAAGATTTACAAGTTGTTGATGTTGAACATCAAATGACAACAAACAAATATAGAACACAAGATAGACAAATGGTACCTGGCTTTTCAACAACTGTTAAAACCAGACCATTAACTATAGCTAAAATGGAAGAATATACGAGAGAAAAATTAATAAAATTACATTCTTCAAGATTAATAGATGAATTATTTGTATTTATTTATCGTAATTCAAAAGCAGAAGCTATGGATGGTTATAATGATGATTTAGTAATGTCTTATTGTATAACTCTTTGGATAAGAGATACAGCCTTGAGATTAAAAACTGAAAAAGATACACATCAGAGATCTATGATGAACTCTTTACTAAATGTAAATGGTAATAGAGAAATACAAGTAGGTTTTCAAAAAGGTAAAAGTGGCCATCCATCTAAAAATCCATATGAAATGGATATAAATGGTGAAAAAGAAGATTTAACTTGGTTAATTAAATAAGAGGTAAAAATGGCAGAGAACGAAAATATACTAACGAGACTTGGTAAATTATTTCAATCTAACATTATAGTTAGAAAAACACCTAGTGGACAAGTAAAAGTAAAAGACATAAATTTAAGTCAAAACACACCACTAGTAAATAATTTTATAGATAGATATTCAAAATTAATGACTAATTCCGCTAATATGGATTGGGCTGGTAAAAGAAATCACAGAACAGCTTATGAAACAGCTAGGTTAGAATTATTTAGAGATTATGAGTCAATGGATTCTGACCCAATCATATCTTCAGCATTAGATATTTACTCTGATGAATCTACAGTTAATAATGTAGAAAATGAAATATTAAACATAAGAACTGATAATCCAAAAATAGCTAAAATATTACATAATTTATTTTATGATATACTAAATGTTGAATTTAATCTTTGGTCTTGGATTAGAAATTTATCTAAATATGGTGATTTCTTTTTAAAATTGGATATAATTGATAAACATGGTATAGTAAATGTAACACCATTATCACCTTACGAAGTTTTTAGATTAGAACAACACGAACCTGAAAATCCAAAATTAGTTCAATTTGAAGTTACTACAGATGGCAAAAACAAAGAAATGAATGTTTTAGAAAATTATGAAGTAGCTCACTTTAGACTACTTTCAGACTCTAACTTTTTACCATATGGTAAATCAATGTTAGAAGGTGCTAGAAAAGTATTTAAACAATTAACTCTTATGGAAGATGCCATGTTAATTCATAGAATAATGAGAGCACCAGAGAAAAGAATATTTAAAGTAGATATAGGAAACATACCTCCAAATGAAGTGGATAATTATATGCAACAAATTATAAATAAAATGAAAAAAATACCTGTTATAGACCAAAAAACAGGTGATTATAATTTGAGATATAATGTTGAATCAGTTACAGAAGATTATTATTTACCTGTTCGTGGTTCAGATAGTGGAACATCAATTGAATCTTTACCTGGTTTAACAAATGATGGAGCTATTGATGATATAGAATATATAAGAAATAAATTAATGGCCGCTCTTAAAATACCGAAAGCATTCCTTGGATATGAAGAGGGTGTTGGTTCAAAGGCTACATTGGCTGCTGAAGATGTTAGGTTCTCAAGAACAATTGAAAGACTACAAAAAATCATATGTGCTGAACTTGAAAAATTAGCAATAGTACACTTATACACACAAGGATTTGATGACGCTGAATTAATTAACTTTAATTTAGAGTTAACAAATCCATCAATGATACATGCACAAGAAAAATTAGAATTATTAACTCAACAAACTGATATAGCCAATAGTTTAATAGAAAATAAACTTATGTCACGAGAATGGATATACAATAATATCTTTCAACTTAATGACCAAGATAAAAAAGAAGTATTTGATGGTATTGTTGAAGATAGAAAACAAGCATTTAGATTTGAACAAATCGAAACTGAAGGTAATGACCCAGCCGAAGGTGATAGTGAAGAACCAACAGATGAGTTTGAAGAACAAGCTGGTGAATGGGGTGGTGACAGAAGAAGTGGAACTGGTAAAAAAGAATATGGTAATGAATATGATGTAGATGATTTAAAAGATGCTACAAAGTATGAGAGAGAAAGATACGGTAAAAGACAATTTAAAGGTGGTTCTCCATTGGCAACTTCAAAGGGAAGTACTTTAGTTACTAGAGAAAACTTGATGAGTTCACTTAAAAAGAAATTTGGTAGAAAAAACAACGGAAGTAGTATTTTGAACGAAAAAAATATAATTGATGAATAATAAATATACAATAAAGTATAAAAACTTTATATTTATATATGAAAAATTATATAATGGTATAAAAGAATCGGAGATGATTGTATGCTAAATAATAAAGCTAAACATACAAAAATCCGTAATACGGGTTTATTGTATGAATTTTTGTTAAGACAAATAACACTAGATGTATTGAATAATAATAATAGTAAAGCTATTAATATTATAAAAAGTAGATTTAATGAAAGAACTGAACTTGGAAAGGAACTGGCATTATATAATATAGTTTTGAATAGAAATTATTCAAGTGATAAAAAAGCCGATTATTTTTTAAACGAAGTTTTAAAATCAAGACACTCTTTAAATAATACACAATTAAAAAGAGAAAAATATAATCTTATAAAAGAAATAAAAGATATATATGATTTAAGAAAATTTTTGTCTTCAAAAGTAAATAATTATAAAGTTTACTCTTCAATTTATAGATTGTTTGAATTTAATGATTTATCACCAGAACTAAAAACAGAATCACACTTTAATTTGGTAGAACATTTAACCACTATTAATAACGATATAAAACTATCAGAAAGTATAGGTAGTTTACCAGACGATGAAGATTTAAGAATACTTACTTACAAAACTCTTTTAGAAAGATTTAATCAGAAATATACAAAATTAAGTTCAAAACAAAAACATCTATTAAAAGAGTATATTAATAATGTATCTAATACTAGTTCACTAAAAGATACTTTGAAAGAGATAGTAAAAGAATTAAAAAAAGATTTAAAAACCCACTCTAAAAATCTTAAAGATAAAGTAGTCAAAATAAAAATGCAAGAGGCTATAAAGTCTATTGATAAATTTTGTGGTGTCGTTGGAAAATCAACAACTGTTAAAGATTCACATGTAACACAAACAATGAGATATTTAGAGCTTTTAAAGGAGCTAAAAAAGAGTGGAAATAAAAACAAAAAAATTATTTAAAGAGTTAGTAAAAAAACTAACCGCTGAAATTTTAGGTGAAGAAGAGTTAGAAGAAGTAACCACTACTGGTGATGTGGCTGGATATTCCACACCTTTTGCTTTTAAAAAGAAAAAAAAGAAAAAGAAAAAATCAGGATTCGACGGTGGTCATGAAAAGCCTGGCATTATGGGATATAGTGTAGTTAGTGAGGCTCTTGATGATAAAGATATAAAATTAATTAAGAAAATTATTCGTGATGTAATCGGTGATGTCTATCGTGACATTTGGTTGAAACGAAACACTTGGAAATAGGAGAATTTCATGGCAACAGCAGATAGAAGTGTACCAACACAATATCATTACGATTCTACAAGCAAAAAAGCTACTGCTTCAGGTAGTGCATATGCAGGTGGTGATGGAGATTTAGTAACATCAGGGTCTTTTATTTTAAATGATGGTGACCATATAAATGACGCTAGTGGTCATAATAGAATTACATTTACAGATAGTGGTGCTACAATTATAAAAGATGAAGCTGGTAACGCTGTAATAACTGCCAACACAGATGAAACTACAACTTTTACAAAAGGTATAACTCTTACTACAGGTGATGCAACGCTAACAGCTGGTACACTTGATATAGATGATGGTGGTGCAGTAACACAAGCTGGTAATCGTACAAATGGTGTAACATTAAATAAAGTTACTGGTAAAGTAACTGGTGATGATACATCATTAAACGCTGTGACAATAGCTAAACATACTGTTACTAATTCCACAGTAGGTGCAAATGATGTAGTAATCGTATCAAAAGTTTCAGGTGATGCTGATACATCAGTTTATGTTGATGCAATTGGAGCTGGAAGTTTTGATGTAGCAGTTCGTAATAATCACGCGAGTGCTGCTGATACTACTGCATTAGTATATAACTTTGTAGTAATTAAAGGTTCAAATAGTTAACGAGGAGAGTAGATAATGTCAAAACAAATATTAGTCGATTACATACCTTTTGAGGTTTCTCCTCAACAGATAAATGAATCAATTAAAAACAATGGAAAACTTATTGTTAAAGGAGTGTTACAAAGAGCGGAAGCTAAAAATCAAAACGGAAGAGTTTATCCAAAAGAAACTTTGATGAGAGAAGCTAAAAAATATTCAGAGATTCAAATTAGAGAAAGAAGAGCATTAGGAGAACTAGATCATCCAGATTCATCAGTTGTTAACTTAAACAATGTATCTCACAATGTATTAGAAATGCATTGGAAAGATGATGACTTGGTTGGTACAGTTGAAGTATTAGGTACACCAGCAGGAAACATCTTAAAAGAATTATTTAAATCAGGTATTAAACTTGGTATATCATCAAGAGGACTTGGTTCTGT